CTACTGCTCCAGTGGGTTAAACCTGACAGCATCTTGTAAATGGTCTGGAGCAAAATGCGCATAGGTCATAGTTTGTTGAATATTGCTATGACCGAGTATCTTTTGCAGCGTCAAAATATTGCCGCCATTCATCATAAAATGACTTGCGAACGTATGCCGAAACACTCGCACAGATTGCCCTACAGGCAAAGAAGGAATAACAGCCCTTAGTGTTTCCCTGACAAAATCGTAATCCACTCGTAGGAACAAGCGGCCCCCTTCCGGCTTATAAACTTCTTTATACAGCTTCGCCGATATTGGAACAGTTCTATTTTTGCCATTCTTCGTGTTATTAAAGGTCACCTTATATTTGATCACCGATGCACTTGTTAACTCTGCCGCCTCTTCCCAGCGCGCACCAGTAGCCAAACACAACTTGATTACTTTCAAATTGTCGCCATCAAAGCTATTAAGCAACAAATCAATTTCAGGTCGTGAAAGGAAATACATTTCACTTTCAGTCTTTTTAATCTTGACGATCCCCTTAAGAGGATGCTGGCTATGATAGTGGCCGCTCTCTATGAGCGTACTGAATACACCGCTCAATATCATTTGCGTTCTATTTATCGTGCTAGGGCTGATTCCACTGGATAGGCGGGCTGCTTTATAGTCTGCAAAGGAACCCTTTGTAACCTGGTCGGCGCGTGGGTTATTCATGTCATCGGCTAACTTTTTAAGTCGCTGATAATCATCCTTACCAGCCTTTAGAGTTTGGCCGTGATATTTCCACCATAACTCTATCAACTCAATCAATGGGCGACGGTCTGCTGGTTTCTCTAACCAGTCCTTATTATTCTGCGTGGCAATAAGCCACCGTTCGTACTGCTGCGCCTCTGACTTAGTATTGAAACGTTTACGTATTCGCTTACCGCTGCGCCCTTGCGGGCGCACATCAACAAGATACTGACCGCTATCAATCTTACTGACGGTCACAGCCAGCCAAAACCTTTGCCCATAACGCCCGCCAACCCAATAGCAACAGTGATGATGGCTGCAAATAAGACTCTAAAATCAGCCCTCATATCCTTGCGAACTTCTTTCAGATCTCCACGAAATTCTTTTAAATCTGTCTTGATGTCAGAAATGTCGCGTTTGATATGCTCAATATCAGACCCCATTCGGCCCATTGCTTCATCTGCATTTTGGTGCATATTCTGGTTACTCCTCTTGGCTGGCGCCTGAATGAATTGACCTACACTAAAATAAATGTCGCTCATTCTTCACTCTCCACATCCTTGGATTGTAAGCTATCAAACCATTTCAATACAGGCGTAACACCGTAAGTCGTAATATAGCCGCAATTATCGCATGTCATTTTGTAGTAATAATTTCCATCACTATCACCTGGATTTGCCGGCTTATGATGAAAATAGGTTACAAATGTTTGCCCCGACTGCCCCTCAAAGAGATCCGCCATAGTTGAGTGATTCGTTTCATCAAACACCTGCTCACCGTCACTATTACACATAGGGCAGAGAGTAGTTACACCCTTGGTGTCTAGAAATTTACTAAACTCTTTAACCGTTATTTTCTCAAGCCTTTTGAAGAATGCTGCTTGTACTTCATTATCTTTATTCATAAATCCTCATTTAACCAATGTATCTTTTCACAACAGATCCCACCCTTACCCCAAGAAACATATATTTTATAGATAGTTAGCCAGCCTTCTGGCCTTTTTGGTGGTCGGATGTGTTGTTTGGCCCATCAGGGGAGAGAGCCGGTGATATTTGTCCGGCAGCTTCTGACGTTTTCCCAGTCATTAGCCAGAGTGCGTATTTCTCAAAAATTGGAAGCGCTAAGATTTGTTCAATTACCTTAATCCCCGCATCTCTCTGACCGGTTTCATAATTTTTGATTGTTCCTAAGCCTATCCCTGCAATTTCAGATAGTTGCTGCTGGGTTATCCCCTCAGCTAAACGCATGTCTCTTAATTTTTTTCCATAAGCACTTGACGAGGTCATCATTTAGCGACTAATCTCCACTCTACAAGGTCGCCAAAAGATGACCTTGAATCTTAATAAGTCCGAATAAATCCGAATGTGATCGAAGAGGATAAGTCATGAGCACTCGAAGCACCAAGCCAGTAATAGTAAAAATGCCGGATTGTCCGGTGGTTTTCTGCCTCCCTTATCCAAAATTGACCCTGTCCGCGTATGCAGAAATTACGGGCCAGACCGTCCGCACCATCCAACAGCAAGCCAATGAAGGGAAACTGACATTGACCAAAAACAAGCCTGGCCGGGAACGCCAGGTAAATATGGTTTATGAATTTCTTGAGGCTTACGAAGAAGCACAGGAAGCATTAAGGCTAAAAGTATGAGTTGCCAATCACCCGGAAACCCAATCCGTGAGCTAACCCGCATTAGCGATCACACTTACGGTTACCTTGGCTTTTTAATTACCCGCATTGACCGTAGCAAAATAAACCCGATCACCCGTTACCACGTTCGCCAGGGTGATGAGTCTTACGGCAAGTTTGACGCACTGGCGCAAGCCATTGAATACATCGACCAGTTGTATGAATTGAGGGGATAAAGCCCTCCCTCAAATAAGCAGTTTGCGAAAGGGTTTTATTCTTACCAACCGAGCGAGAGGCAATATGTCAAACCTAAGCAATGAGTTAAAAACCACTATGGAAACAGAAATTACAGACGGAAAGTTGACTTCTGTAACTGTTAAAACCACTGGGACGCTAAGCAACGGGGAACTATTCTTTGCTTCAAATTCTTTTTATCCACAGCCTGAGCACGTCGTGAGTTTAATTCAACTCACCGCCAGCCCCGAATATATTGCAGCGTGCAATTATCATTGCGCTCTATTTAAGCAAGCCAAAGAAGAAATATATTCTCTTTCAAGCGCCAATACCGAACGGGAAGATGCTACCACTATAGATAGCATCACAATATACACCCATGCGGGGCCTTTCGGTTCTATAGAGACTTAGTTGCTATTTATACGGGTTAAGTTGATTAAAGTCTCTATGTAGATTTTTAACACTATCTTCGTTTATTTCACCTAGTGTTTTCATGATATTCACTGATTGTTCACGAGGCAGACTGGCAATTATTACACCTAAAGCAAGTTTTATTGCATCAATATCGCCAGAATGATGGGTGAACGAAATGTTATTAAATGAGAATGCCTTATTCATGATTATTCCTTTGTGGTTGGTAGGTATAGCGCCAGGGTTCCTTCTCACAGTATTGGCCGGCGCAAAAACAGTACCACAAAAAACGCGCGCCGGGCGCGATGAAGTACCCCGGCACCTATTCACTTGATGGAGATCACTTTATGACCGCTAATCAATGCCCGTCACTGGCTGCAATGCTACGGAACGGCCAGCAAGTTACCCACCGTCGCCACCAGTGCGGCTGGATTGAAACACCAGACGGTCGCGATTTTCAGCCAAAGGCCAGCGAAGTGCAGTTTATCAAAGGTTGCCGCACCCCATTCATGGCAAAACCCAGGGGTAAAACCCGTTGGTGGGCGCGTCTGATGGGAATATTTGCATAAATTGGGGGGATATATGGCTTCTATTGGGATTGACCAAAGTAACAGAAAACTACCTTTCCGGGAGTTCACTGTTGAATGGCGCTTAAAGGCCAATATTAACCGCAATAATGCATGTCGACATTTCAACGCAAACCCGCATGACGAACAGACAGGGAACGCCAATAGAGAAGTTATTTTGTTTTGCGCAAACCGTATCGCTGAAACAAAAGGTATTCAGCGCCCGTTTAAATCTGCCGATGCAAATCGACGCTTTGAGACGTTTACAGAAGATGAGCGCGAAATAATTATCGAAGCGCTTAATTTTATTATTCGTTTAACAAAAGCATTTCCTGATTATTTTTCACTAGGTGAAAGAGTAATCAGCATCTGAATTTAACACTTTAATTATGGCGAATTAGATTTCGTCAGGATTCCCATTATCTAAATACGGGGTGATAAAAATGGCTGTTGCACCGATAAAGTTAACAAATGAGCTAAACGACATAGAACTGGTCGAGCATTTTAATCATGCCCGACTTTCTGAGCGTTTAATGTTGCTAGAGCGCTTAGATAATCAGCTAACGAAATTAAATAAATCCAAGATTTCCAAAGAGGAAATATTAAAGGCGTTGTCCGTTTGGATATTAGAAGTTAAATCCGTTGCTAATTCATCCACTGTAAATAAAGAGGCTAAATAATGGCTACACATATTAATACAACCAATGCAATTAAAGGGCTGACTATTGCGGCTGGTAGTCTCATTCCCCTTGCTGCGCTCGATGGTATTCATGCAATCGCATTAAGGGCGCTCGTCAGAAAACATTTAGTTGCTGCCGGTATTGAAATCGATCGTCTAAATAGCGAGGTAATTAAGTTACGAGCGCGTGTTCAACATTTGGAGGTATTCAATTCATCATTCGAACCTAAATGGGATTCTTTAATTTTTGCAATTATGGGTACGGAGGCAGGTAAAAACATATGTAAAAAGGGTCATGATAAAACAACTGAGTTAGCCATTCAGGCAATACATAAAACGGAGTCTGACCGCAAAGAGGCCCAGCGCACAGCACAGGCATTTCAGGAAGCGGCCTCATATTCGCAAGCAGTAATAACCCATCAATTAAAAATCCTGCCTGAATATTTCCAAGCGGTTATTGATGGCAGAAAAAAGGCCGAATTACGCAGTAATGACCGTGATTTTAAAGTCGGGGATTATCTGCTTTTGGCCGAGTGGGATGAAGAGGGATTCGAATATTCGGGCCGCAAGATTGTTGTAGAAATATCAGATATTACTCAATGTGATTTTGCCGCTCCGAAACTAGTCATGCTTTCATTTTTTGATCCATGCGATGAAATTCCATTTTAAGGATGAAGCCATGACTATTCCAAAACGCCACGGCCAACCCTGGCTACCGGATGAGCTGGCTTATCTACGTGAAGCGGTAACAACCACGAAATACCGTGATATTGCTATTTACTTAGGCCGAACATTAACAGCCATTCGTGTAAGAGCAACCGTTGAAGGGGTAAACCCTTTAAACATAGGTGAGTGCAATCGCAATACTATATATAGCGATCATGATGTGGAGTTGTGCAGTTCACTTTATGAGGAAGGGGTAAAACCTAAACTCATTGCTGAAAAAATGGAAATGCCAGTCAGCGCCGTATACGGGATTGTTTATTACCGCTCTCGTCGGTCACCTACACCGGATGAGAAAATCCCGCTCATAAGGAACGCATCATGATTGATCTTCCATCTGCCGGTCTATGCGAATGACCAAGCATTCAATTGGCCGAATAGCGCCAACACCGCCGTCGCCCTATCAGGGCAGCGGCGATTTACCTATTGCGGCGACTTATTGGTGGAACGATAGGTATATTCCCGCCATTGGTGCGCCAGATTACTTAGTCAGGGGTAAGCAGCAAGAAAATGAGGAACAAATAGCCGCGCTGATTAGCGCCCAAGACCTGTTATCAAAACAGCCTAAAATTGTTCAACGTGGTATCAGGTTTCACCTTAATAAACTGGAAGAAACACAAGGCATTCAACGAGCTAATACGCACTTAACAAGAAACTTTGTCGAGCGCGTATTGCCACGTTTGAATACTGTCAATGACCAATATTTGATATCCACCGACGCCAACGATACAGCGCCTTTCGCCTACCGATTCAATCAATTGTCAGATTATGGCCGTGCCGATATTGAAACATTGGCGAAAGATATCGCCATAATGATCAAACGTGAACTTGGAATTGTTGATGATGAGGTCAACGGAAAATCAGAGTTAAATATTGCTTTTGCACTGTATGCCCGCGCGTCGGCGCTGACTCGCGCCTTTCGCCAATCCGTGCCGGGGTGGGATGCTTATCAATCTGAGCGTGAGAAACTAACCGAGGACAAACTAGCCTCCTATATTGCCAAAATGCAATCTGAAAGTTGGTGGATTCGCTGCTTGCGCCGCCATAGCGATAAGTGGAAAGAGCATCTACATATCGCCCTAGGCAATGTCAGCAAAAAAGCCTCACCCTATTCCAGTATCGGAACCGTCAGCGACTGGCGCGAACAAAAGCGCCGCACACGCGAGTTTCTCAAATCAATGGAATTAGAGGACGAAAAAGGCAACCGTATTTCTCTGATTGATAAGTACGATCACAGCGTTGCTAATCCGGCAATTCGTCGCTGTGAACTGATGGCCCGCATACGTGGGTTTGAAGATATATGCACAGAGATGGGCTACGTTGGTGAGTTTTATACGCTGACCGCCCCGTCTAAATACCACGCCACCAATAAGCACGGACACCGTAACCGCAAATGGTGCGGAGCTGATCCGGCGAGAACGCAGTGTTATTTGCGTGGGGTGTGGAACCGGGTCAGGGCTAAATTGCATCGAGAAGATATTCGCGTATTCGGCATTCGTGTTGCCGAGCCGCACCATGATGGCACCCCACACTGGCATATGTTGCTGTTTATGCTGCCTGAGTCCGTCGATCAGGCGCGTAAAATCTTGCGCGATTACGCCAGTGAAGAGGATGAAGAAGAGCTTTACAGCGCAAGGGCCAGAAAGGCCCGTTTTCATGCCGAGGCTATTGATCCGGAAAAAGGCAGCGCAACGGGTTACATCGCTAAATACATTTCGAAAAATATCGACGGTTTCGCGCTGGACGGTGAAACCGACGATGAAACCGACAAGCTACTGAAAGAGGTGGCCCCCGCTGTATCTGCGTGGGCCAGTCGCTGGCGTATTCGTCAGTTTCAGTTTATCGGCGGTGCACCTGTCACCGTTTATCGTGAACTCCGCAAAATGTCAGACCACGAAACCGCGATGGGTTTAAGCGTGGAATTTGCTGCTGTTCATGATGCCGCTGACTATGGTCGCTGGGCTGAGTACGTTAACGCCCAGGGCGGGCCATTTGTTAAACGTGAAGATTTGATCGCCCGCACCTATTACGAAACATCAGAAACCACCAATGAATATTTTGAAGATGTGATCCGTATTCGTGGCGTGTTTTCGCCACCGGTTGGCATAGACACGCCCATTATCACCCGTACCACTGAGTGGAAGATTGTCAAAGCCCGCGCCCTTGACCTGTCCGTTGATTTGGCCGTTGACCTTAAGGGCGCGCCTGCGCCCTCTCGGAGTTCTGTCAATAACTGTACGGGGGTTCAAAAAATAGTCACTCAGCCGCCGGCCATTGAGCCACCGCCGCCGCCCGAAAATATCCATTTTGAGTTATTAACCGCCAAAGAACGGCGGCAAATGCTCAGACGGATACGCAACGAACTGGTCAAAACAGACCTGCAACCGAAAAAAATACGCCTACTCACCCAGGGCGAAATCATGCTGGGCGCGAAGTTGGGTGAGAAAGAGGAAAAAATCAAAGATTTTGCAGCGTCGATAGGCATTGATTTGAATAACAACATTCTGAAATCAATGGCGAAAGGTGCATCAGTATTAGTCGGCGATATCGCTTATCGGGCGGGAACGGATGGCGCGTTGTATCAAGTCCAGCGGATTGCAACACCGGCAGAAGATATCAAAGCCAGATTTGAGCGGTTACGCCAACAGCAAGTGCCGCAAGTTATCCGCTTAATTGGAGATCACTATCGAAAGACGCAAGCCACCGAAATGGAAAATGACAAGGACAGACCTGTTTGGTTTGGACCAATAGCAGGTTAAAGCGCATCATGGCTATAATGGGAAATTATGGAGTGTAATATGGTCAATCAGATTTATATCTGATGAAGGAAACAGGTGTGCTTATAATTCTATTTTTAGTCGATGGTAACTAAGAAAAGCCCCAAGCGGGGCTATTATTAACCAAGGCTGTTTTTCTTAAACTTCATCACGGTCTTATTATATCTAACTTGACAGTTATCGAATTTATTTTTAGTTATTCTCTCAATTTCATCACATTTATATTTTACTAATTTTTCTGTAGAACTGGGGGTGTTGAGAGTTAAAATTGTTTTGATCGTGGCTAATTTTTCCTTATTGTTTGCACAGGCATAATACAAATTGGACAAGGTCTGATCTTGAGTAAATTCTTCTACATCTTTGGAAAATTTTTTATAAAAACTTTCTAATTCATCAAAATCAGAAAGGCTTCTTACATAGCCTTTTAATTTTGGTGTTGATAGCTCTTCTATATTGGAAGAGCAAGCTTCGCTAAAAACCGCTTTTAGATTTTCTATCCTACCTAACAAACTTTGAATTTCATGTGCAGATGGTAAAGGCGGGAATGTACAAAGTTTTTCAATGTACCAATTGCTTGTCATTCCTTTTTCACCTCGGGAATGGCGTAAAACATCAACATTCAAATCCCAATTTTTGGTTTTTTGGGCTTGATATATATATGCTAAAACAATGTCTGGAAAACCATTGTAAAGATGGTTGGTTTTCTTTTTTACTGCTTGAATATTCTGAGCGAGCGAGCCATAGACACCGGACCAAGAAAGGAAATTTTCTTTAAACACAATCAACTTCTCAAGATTTTCTCTTCTATCAATCTCAGCATCTATACGATTTTTTTCCTGAACAAATAGAGTGTGTTCTTTAAAATATTTAGTGCCACATATTCCACCAATTAGACCTTCTTTACCTTCTTTTGTAACACCTACATACCCGTTTTGATGCTTTGTCCCACAGATACCGCGTTCAGTTTTAACTTGACATTTAACTTCTTCACTAAAGTGATAACGACCTATAAGCGAGCTAAAGCTATCCACTGTAATAGATAAGCTCGCCGAATAGTTTGGGCGGGACGTAATCTGATCGATGCTTGCAAAAGACTCTGAACTATTAGTCATTTCATATCCTTATTAGTGCATGCTGTTTAGCTGAACAGCCTGATAAACATACATCTCTAACTTTTACTGAGTAACACCGCTTTGTTTAAAATGCAAACAGGTTATATGACTGAATAAAACTGGCCCCAGTAAAATTGATTTGAGATACGCCCGTTTCCGGCACAACGCCGCTCGTCGATTGGGTATAGTCCTATGAGCCAATGTTCCGACTCAGAGAAACCTTTCTCTTATCCTGGCTGACCTTGTAGCAAATCTAACGCAATCTGTCTTTCTTCCGGCTTCAACATTTCAAGCAAAGCCATGACTAACTTACTCCCCGTTAACCCGCTGGGGCTAAGTGAGTGCGAGAACACCGCGTTAAATACAAAGGTATGACCGCACTCAACATTGGAACAAGCACAATACAAGTCGGCTATTTTGACGTCTTTCCATTCTGTTTTGCGGATAATTGCGGGTGCGCGGCATTCCGTGCATTTAATCTTGAACATTCGCATATTAACCACTCCGAAAGCTATTTCTGTTAACTTTCGTGATTTTAGCTTAATTCTGCTCACTTTTCGCCCCTTTCAGTATTATCCGTGTCTTTATCTTCTCTAAATCGCAGGTGTAAATGGGCGGGTATTTCGGGGTCGGTATTCACTGCGCGCATAAACTTATTTTGCACCGGTAACACTTCATCTTTTCGATACGTTGATCGGGCCTTGTCCGGGTCACCCATCACCGCGCCATTAGGCGGGATAATCCCCGCAAGGCCAGCCGGGAAGCGGTGCGCCGTGAGAATATCCTGAGCAGTAATGCTTTTTATGTTGGAAAACTCATCTTTGGCGCTCACTTCACCGATGGATATCAATTTAATCCCTTCCGGGTTACCTTTCGGAATACTGATAAACATATTGCGGAAGTTACCCACCCCCTTGCTCTGTTCTATTTTCTCTTTTATTTCTTGCTCAACTTCCACGCTAATATTGGGATCGTTGGCATACAGAATAAAGCCCATATGCGCGCCATTATGGTAATAACGGCGGCGAAATATCGTCGCCTCTGAATTCAGTAATACAGAGTGGATACCGCCGATATAATCCGGTAAACCATAAATCTGTTGTTGGGGATCGTACTGCGATAAAAAAATAATGTCGGCCGGGGCATAAATAAGCGGCTCATCTTTTTGCAACACAACGAACTCACCTGATTTGCGCCGGCGCGTATAGAGTGAGGGCAAAGGCACCAGGTCGATCACCTCCCCCCAAAAATTACGCACTTTCAAGATAGCGACATCCCCAAACAGGTAATAATTAAACCCCGCCGCCTCGATATTGTCAGTCGTTAGCCCGCCGCCAAGATAATCACTGACGAGCATGTTGCGCCTGGCATAGAGAACGCCGCCATGCTGGCCGTTAAGATTGGGGAGTTGCGCCAAGGCGAGACGGTCTATAGGCAGTCGCCAATGGTCGGAATCGTTGTCGTACCATATCTCACTGTAATCCGTCCCCGTCGTTAATATCGGTTCAGGTTCCCCAAACGAAATAACGCTGCTACGTCCTGGGGTGAAATCCTCTGTTTTCTTGGCTTTTTGGGGGCGGGTACTGTTCTGGCGTCCGCGTTTCTTTTTAGTTGTCATGCTGCTTTTCCAAAGGCCCAAGTAGACGGGCGATCATATTCATAGTCGAGGGGTTCATTAATCACAGCGTGAGAAATGGCGAAAAATACATCGGCATGGCCGGTAGCCTCTGACCGTTCAGCAACAAAAGTCAGCGCGTTGCCGCTCGCGGTCGTCGTGCGGCGAATTGCCATAAAGCTGGCGGCGATTTCGGCCCGCTCTTGGCTGTTCTCGTCAGTCGCGTCCTTACTCCATTCGATGCGGTGACGTTCCACCGTATCAATCATTTTCAGCACCAAGCGGGTTTTACTTTCCACACTGTAGAGAATCGGGGTGGCTTCCCTAGGCGCAAATTTGGTGACCAAGTCATAAACGCCCCGCCCGATGCCGGTCACATCAATCCCGATATAGGTCATGTTATAGCGCCGCATCAGTTGCTTAATTTGCTCCGCTTGCCAGGTGAAATTTAACCCTTGCCAGTAGAAAATCGCCAAGACGCGAAAGCGTTCGCCGTCATACATCGGCGGCGCAACAATCACAAAGGTCGAGTTATCACCGGAGCGGGACGGGTCGAAACCACCCCATACCTCACGATTGGCAAATGGGCGCGCGGCTTTCATGTCGTGGTCTTGCCACATGCCCGCATCCACTGCGCATCTTTCCAACTCGGAAAATTTAAAGACAGCGTCTTTACTGTCAACAAACTGGCACATATACAACATGGCGAACGCCGTCGCATTGTACTTATTACGCAACCGCTCAATGTCAACTAAGGCGCTAAGACCGCCTTTGATGGCATCTTCCATCGTGATGATGTAACGCCACTGACCATCCGGGCAAAGGATGCCGGCTTTACGCATTTCACTTTCTTTCGGGAATTTAGCCTTTTTCCGCTTGGCGTCGTCTTCCCGCCAGGCTTCCCCCGTCCAAATAGGGTAAGCCTGATGTGTTTTGGCGCTGGGTGTTGAAAAATAGGTGGTCCGCCATTTGTTTTGTGTCGCCATCGCTGACGCGGTTTCATGAAAACGCCCAAATTTGGGTATCCAGAATATTTCGTCACCGTACAAATGGCCGTTAAAACCTTGGGACGTGTTCGCGTTGGTCGACAAGAACCGCAGCACCGCCCCGTTGCTCAGTTTGATCGGGTTACCGGTCAGCGTAATACCAAAAGCCTGTTGAGCAATTTCGACAATATAAAATTTGAAAATTTCAGACTGCGCGCGGGACGCAGAGAAAAAGACTTGCCGATCACCGGTCAACACCGCATCTTCAAAGGCTTCAAAAGCAAAATAGTACGTCATGCCGATTTGACGCGATTTCAGGATGTGCCGGAAATCCTGTTCTTTATTGGCGCGACAATGAAGTTGGTAATCAAACAGGTGGTTGTTAGCCCAGCTATCCAGCATTTCCTTAGTAATGCTGGAAATGTCATTTTTACGGTATGAGCGTTTTGTCTCACCCCCGAAGCCGGTTTCATCATCACCGCCACTGGATTGCATCGCCATACGCGCTTTTATTTCAGCCATCTTTTCAGCGTGTTTATTGCTTTGCGCCATTAACTTGACATGGTGCGCGACCAAGTCGCGGATTTCTTCCAGTTCCAACGCGGTTTTATTCTCACGCCGTGATAACTGGTCATGTCGGCGCGCAATGGCCGCTTCAAAAGATTCAACCGGTAATAATGCCGCCCACTGGCCTATATCAGACCAATGATAAATCGTGCGCACCGGAATGTTTAATTCCTGCGCAATATCTTTGGGCGTCCAGCTTTTAATAAAAAGCGTTCGCGCCGCCTCTTTAATTTCATCAGAATATTTTGCCATAAGGCTATTATGACGGGGGATTTAAACAACGTTGATCACTATATATCGGCTACATTCGGTTAATAGCGCATAACCGAACTTATAATAATGATGATGGATGCACCGTATTTAAATATCCGCAATACTGCAAATCACAGAGTCACTATTTATGACAAATAACAGTAAAAGGGTATTTCATGCCGCAACTTATTTCCGACTGGCGTTGTATTGGTACTTCTGGCGCGTCGGTAGATGGCCGGATACTAGAACCCCAGTGGTTAATAGACTGCGCCAATACCTACAGCCGCGAGACTTACACCGCCCTGTTATGGCCGCACCATGAAGAAGATATTGCTATGCGGCAATATACTTATAATCTCGGTGAGGTTGACGCATTAAAATACGAAGAAGCAAACGGAAAAGTTAAACTTTACGCAAAGATAATTCCCAATCAATTTTTAATTGAAGCTAACCGCCTGGGACAAAAATTATTCACCTCAGTTGAGGTATTCCCTGATTTTGCTGGGAGTGGTCAAAATTATTTATTTGGTTTAGCGGTAACTGACATACCAAATAGTTTAGGCACCGAAAAACTGTCATTTACTATTGATGGTGAAACAAAAGAAGGTACGCGCGGTAATGTCGAAGCCTTTAGCTTAGGACAATTAAAAACCCGTGACAGTAAAACGGAAAATAAAAAAACAGGTTTATTTGACCGCCTATTTTCCATTAAGAAAGAATTCACAACCGACCCCGACAATAAACAGCCCAATCAGGGCGAGGATGAAGCCAAGATGGATGAATTAAAAGCCCTTATTGAAGCGTTAACCCTGCGTATTCAACAAATGGAAGAGAAAGCCAACGGCACGACCGCAGACACTCCAGAGGAAGCCGCCGAGGATGTCGCTGATTTGGCTGATGAGATTGCTGAAGTGGCTGACCAGGTAGCCGAAATCGCCGCCGACGTAGCTGACAATCCAGAGGATGAAGTTGTCGCCGCTGAATTCAGTGTCGCGAAAAAGAACTTAGCGAACTTGATGAAGTCATTTGCTGCCGGCGGCAAAGGTAAATCGTCGCGCCGTTCTCGCACTCGCAATCACACTCGCCGCGCCAGCCGTCGCCAAGATTTTACCGCCCGTACATCGAAGCCTGAAACCAGCGGTAACGAATTGGCCGACCTAAAAACGCAGATGACCGCCGTGCTGGAAAAATTCAGCGCCATGGAAACGCGTCAAACCAAGGTTCCCAACGGCGCACCGAATGGCAGTGATAAGCCTTTCGAATTCAACTAATCATTATCGCCATTGATCACCTTTAAACGGGATAAAAGAACATGCAATTAACCCCAAAAGCGGAAGCCCTTATCCGCAAATATGCGGCCGGCTTAGCCAAGGCTAATAACCAGCCTGACACGAAGCAATTCTTTTCGTTAACTGACCCGAAAGAAACATCGCTCCGTAATGCGCTGATGCAAGAGTCTGAATTCTTGCGCCTTATCAATATGATGGATGTTGACCAGATTCAGGGCCAAGTCGTCAATACCGGTAATCCGGGGATGTTTACTGGACGTAAAAAAGACGGTCGTTTCAATCGTGAAATGGGCGTGTCGGGTAACGAATATAAGCTAGTCGAAACCGATTCAGGCTCATATCTGACCTATGCGCTTCTGGTCGTTTGGGCGAATTCCGGTACAGAAGATGAATTTTTCCAGCGTATTCAAGCATTCAGCAACGAATCCTTTGCGCTGGATATGTTGCGTATCGCTTTTAACGGTACCAGCATCGCCGACAACACTGATCCAGTGGCTAACCCGCTGGGCCAAGACGTTAACCGCGGCTGGCAAACGATTGTCGAGGAACGTTCACCCGGTCAAATCATCACCGACAGCGTGATTTTAGACCGTAACGGCACCGGCGCGGATTTCGTTTCACTGGACGCGGCTGTTACCGACCTTATCCACACTTGCATTTATGAACCATTCCGCAACGACCCGCGCTTGGTGGTGTTGGTATCGGCCGACCTTATCGCCGCTGATGCAACCAGCATGATGAACCGCATTGACCGCCCGACGGAGAAAGTCGCCGCGCAGTTGATTAACCGTGAGATTGCGGGCCGTACCGCCTATACCCCGCCATTCATGCCGGAAGGGCGTTTGATTGTCACCATGCTTTCAAACTTGCACTTGTACACCCAGCGCGGCACGCGTAAGCGTAAAGCCGAATGGGTAGACGACCGCAAGCGCTTTGAAAACAACTATCTGCGCATGGAAGGTTACGCGGTGGAGTATGACGAGCTTTATGCCGCTTACGATGTGATCACCGTGGGCGATGGCGTCCTTGATGAAGTCAACGGAGGCGCATAATTATGGCCCTTTCCCCTTGTCAACGTTACCGCCGGCGCGTCATGGCTGAAACAGCCTTAAAAAAGCATGAAGCCTTGAGCGCCAGTCCTGCCAGCCTGCATTTACAACTGCGTGAGCTAGACAGTGATGTAATGCGAGTGCGCAGCCTGGGAACGATTGCCGACCGCATCGATATGAAGCATGACGAGCTGTTGCCTAAATGGCTACCGACCGTTGAGCGCTATCTGGAAAGCGGCATAGTTCACGCTAACCCGGCGTTCGCTTGGTGCGTGGTCTGGTTGTTTGACGTGGGGAACTTTGATCAGGCGCTGGATTGGGCCGATATCGCCATTGAACAGGGGCAAAGCACCCCTGAGAACATCAAAAGCACCTTTTCCACCTTTGTGGCTGACACCGTTATTGCGTGGGCCGAAACACAAGCGTCACTCGGTCACAGCATTGAGCCGTATTTTAGCCGGACGTTTGCCAATGTTCGCGATAAATGGCGGCTTCATGAAGAGGTTAACGCCAAATGGTACAAGTTCGCCGGGTTGCTATTGCTGGCTGATAAGTCTGGTAAACCGGTTGCCACGGCGATCGATGATGTGGACACGCTGTTAGAGGCTGACGCATTACTGGCACAGGCTGGAGCCTTTGATGTGAAAGTGGGCGTCAAGACTCACCGTGAAAAAATCGCCGCCCGTATTCGGGCATTACAAAAGGCTTAACGACTACCGCAAGCCGGGGCGGGCGCGAGGGAGACAGAAAACCCGTAAGGTTTTCGAGGTCGTGGATCTCGGTCAGCCCGCTTCCCATTTTGCACATAAGGGGTTTTTGTGGCAGCACCATCATTAGGGTTTAGCGGTCGTCAAATTGAATACCAAGATAAACCCATTGTTAACGGGGTGACATTTTGGCCTGACCTCAATCTGGCTGATTTTCAAAAATCGCGCACCATCCCGCCAGAACTGCCGGCATCAACAGCCGCACAAGCGTTATTGGCCGCGATAGCTGAAATTAATGATGATGTCGCCGACGTCGTGATCTACTGGCAAGGCAAAGGCCACGCTACTGCGCTGGATACACCAGGCGCGAAAATGGCAGATGAAAACCAACTGACCGCCCAATACAAAAAAGCGGTATACGCCAGGGCAAAAGCGGATTTGTTAGGCGAATTTGCCAGCATTGGCCGGCGCGAGACGCACCCAGGGCAGGAAAGCAGCGAAACCCGCGACATTCTGTTAGCGGAAGCGGCGTTTGTACTGCGCAATATGAAGAAATACCCGCGTGTTGGGGTGCATTTAATATGAGCCAGATAGAAAGCCTGACCGCCTTTTTAACGGAGTGTTTGCCAGAACGGGCAATGCAACAATTTGAAAGTGCCATTGATAGCGCGTCGATCATCACCGCCCCAAAAGCCCTGGGATTAGAACAGCGCCGGCTAGGCATATTGCGTTATCACGCGGTATTGAATTGGGGGGCATTCCCTTACCGAATTTTCGCGCCGGCAGAAGTTTACGCCCTGATATTGGCTTGGCTGGGCGATTACCGGAATGAAATTTATGACGAGTTGGAACTCGCTGATCCGACTGTTGATATTGAATTTGATGAAGAAAATTCGTCACCGCTTGAAATCGTGGTGGAGCTGGCCGACAGCATCAATATTCGCGTAGATGAAAACGGCCGCATTCCATTGAATGGGAAACGTTGGTCACTGGTTAACCCTGAAATCATGGTTGCCACCGGTGGCCGGCTGTTCAGTGGCGGGCCATCAGGTGAACCACAATCACCCGGTGTACCGTTGAGTGATGCGCCGTGATTGTCCGTGGAGAGCTGGATAAACGCCAGTTGCAACAGTTGCGTGAATCGTTAAAGGCGGCTGACCTGCCCCCTAAAAAGCGGCAACGGCTGTTATGGCGCATTGCCAAGCTGGGGATTATCACCGCTGCAAAACGTCACCAACGCAACCAGACAGACGCAGACGGCAAACCGTGGCCGGCGCGCAAGCGGGGTAAGGGCAAGATGTTACGTCAGTTACCCAAATTATTGCATGTGCGAGAAATGCCGGAACAGGAAGCTGTCCGGATTTATTTCAAGGGTGGCAACTATAAAAACGGCAACAAACCGGTTTCAGCCGGCTTAATTGCGGGGGTGCATCAAGATGGCGCGTCATTTTCAATGAGTGCCGACCGTGCGCCACGCCCTGACCAACGCAATAAACCGGCACTACCGCGCCAAGCTAAAAAGTTGCGCGCGCTGGGTTTTAAGATGCTCAAAAACGGTAAATACGTTAAGGCAACCAGCGCACATATTTTAAACACCATGAGCATGGCACAGGCTGGGTTAATGATTAAAAAACTTCGCGGTAAACCGGCGAAAAAATCATGGCCTATCGAGATCCCTTCTCGCGTGTTCCTAGACGTGAGTGATACCGAGTTTAACAACATTATGACGCGCCAACTCCAGGCTATCGGCTTTGGCTGGAACGTGAAAGCGCAGGACATAAGAGGAAAACAATAATGACATGGCCCACCGTAACACTAAACCAGCTTAACCAGCGCCAGGGCAGGATTAACGAAGTTGAGCGCACCGTGCTGTTTATTGGCAGTGCCGCCGCTGATTCTGATAACCCCGGCGATTTGATCGCTCTGGATTCACAATCTGATGTCGCCGTGGTGTTGGCTGATGCAGACATTTATTTGCGTGAGAACGTCCGCGCCGGTCAGCGCAATGGCGGTCAAAACTGGCAAGCCTACGCCATTATCATGCCCGTTGATGCACTGCCAGGCGACGACATATTGGCGATCATGAATGCGCAACAGTTGCTTTCTGTTGAGGGGATTGTTTGCACGGTTCCCATTATTGACGTGACCAGCGGCCGCACCAAAATTAACGCGTATGCGTCTTTACGTGCTGACCTGGCAAATAAATACGGCCGTTGGGCGTGGTCAATGCTGACGGTTGCCAGCCCGACCGAGCAAAAAGAGTCATTAGAAGAAATGACTTGGTCGGAATATCTGGCCTTTATGGCTGAATTGGAAACCGGTATTGCCGCCGAGTCGGTGCAACTGGTGCCGGCATTGTGGCGCAATGAAGCCGGCGTGTTAGCGGGCCGCTTATGCAAGCGCAGCGTGACCGTCGCCGACAGCCCCGCACGCGTTAAAACCGGTGCATTGACAGGGTTGGGGATTGATAGCGCCGATATGCCCGTTGATAAGAACGGCGTAGAAGTCACCTTGGCCCATTTACGCGCCTTGCATGACCTGCGTTATTCGGTGCCGATGTGGTATCCCGATTACGAGGGTATGTATTGGGCCGATGGTCGCACGCTGGACGTGAAAGGCGGCGATTTCCAGAAAATTGAGAATGTGCGGATTGTGGATAAGGCTTCTCGCCGAGTGCGCATTCAGGCCATCGCCAAAATTGCCGACCGCTCAATGAACAGCACACCGGGCAGTATTGCCGCCCATCAGACCTATTTCGCCCGCACCCTGCGAGATATGTCTCATAGCATCCAAATTAATGGCGAGACATTCCCCGGCGAAGTGAAGTCACCGCAAGCGGGCGACGTCGCTATTTCCTGGTCGGACAGCGAAACGGTGAGCATTTACATTGTGGTGCGACCTTACGGCAGCGCTAAAACAATCACTGTTGGCATCATGCTAGACGAATCAATCACCGCCATCACGGAGAATTAACATGACAACAGCACGCATTGGCGGCAACTCAATCGACATTAGCCTGGGAACGCAAACTATCTACGTCAAAACCATTTCCGTGGATATCACCGATAACACCGCCGCCACGCAAACGCGCGGCATTCCTGACGGTTTTGTTTCGGGTGATGTGTCCGCAGAAGGTGAAATGGAGTTGGACGCCAAGAACTTTAAAAAAATTGGGGCGGCGGCTAAATCAGCCGGCAGTTATCGCCAAATTCCGACGACCGATATTCTTTTTTATGCCAATACCGGCGATGAAGAATTATCCGTTGAATTGTTTGGGTGCAAGTTGGTGGTGACCAGTCCGTTAGGGTTTGACCAGAAAGGCGGCGAAACCACGACCCACAAAGTTAAATACTTTGTGACCAGCCCCGATTTTGTGCGTATCGATGGCACTCCTATCTTGTCTATGGACGATGTCCGCGACTTAGTCGGGTGAGTGATGCATATGCCAAACGGAGAAACGTCATTTATTCGCATCGTGCTGATGCTCGGCGGGGTTGGGGGCTTTATCTCTCTCGGCCAAGTGTTAGTCGGTAACGAAGCGCTCACCCTGCGCTTGATTGTCGGTCGCATCATCTTGGGTTCGGCGACGTCATTACTGGCAGGTATGGCCCTGATTCATTTACCTGGCTTAGGTCTTTTGGAATTACTCGCCATCGCATCAGCGCTAGGGATTACTGGCTCCAGTGTCATTGAGCTGCTACTGACACGATTACTTACCCGTTATTTAGGGCGAATTAAAAAGGAAAAAGAATCATGACATTAAGCGAAAAACAGGCGGTATTTACCGTCATGATAGCCCAACTCATTAATTTTGCTGACGAGCACGGCTACCGCCTGACCTTTGGCGAAGCCTACCGCACCCCGGAACAGGCCGCATTAAACGCCAAATCGGGTAAAGGCATTACCAACAGTTTGCACACCCAGCGCCTAGCCGTGGATTTCAATCTGTTTATTAACGGCCAGTACCAGGACAAAAGCGAAGCCTATCAGCCCCTGGGGGAATATTGGGAGTCGATTGGTGGTGCATGGGGCGGGCGCTTCAAAGATGGCAATCATTTTAGCCTCGAGCATAACGGGGTGAAGTGATGCGCGAACTGTTGCCGGCGATATTGCTACTGATTGCGGCTTGGTGGCTCGGTTGGACGATGCACGGCGAGAGCCAAGCAAAAATAGAACTGGCAATTAGCCAAGTCGCTACCGCCACCCGCGTGCAGGTTGAAAAAATCGCCGGCACATCATCGCGGCAACTTGAGGACAAATTAACGGAGTTAAGAGCCAATGAAGTGCATACGGAGCGAACTATCAGGACTGAAATCATTAAGCCGGTATTTAGCAATGTTTGCGCTAGTGATGAGTATGTCCGGCTGTTCAACGACAGTACGGAACGCGCCGAGCGTACCCTATCAAGAAAATTTGTTAACCCCCTGCCCGGAACAGTTGCCGCGCCTGGCGGGTAATACCGGCACCGATTTTAGTGATGCGCTGGAACAGTACAAAACGTTATATCCAGAGTGTGCCGCTAGGCATAACCAATTGATAACAGAAATCAGACAACGGCGAGACTTTGAACATGACCGATAAAGCAAATGACGTACTCATTAACCTGATTAATCGCGCCGCCAGCGGTGTGGATCAGGCTATCGATTTCAGTAAGGCCCAGCTACCGGACATCATTCATCAGTTGATGGTCTGGAAAGCAGTCTCTTACAGCCTGCGCATTACCGTGTTTATTCTCTTGCTAATTGCCTGTGCTTTTTTCATTAGAAAAAGTCTGACGTATTTATCACACGATAAGTACTACGCTATCGCCACTACTTTTACAGGCCTCTTGGCTATGTTGAGCATTTTCTTGTTTGTCGCCCTGACATCAAACATCGGTCACGCACTGCAACTGTGGCTAGCCCCAAAGGTCTGGCTGATTGAGTACGCCGCCCAGCTAATGAAATAAAGCGGCACGATAAAACGACACATTAAAAATATTTAAAACCCAATACTAAGGATTGAACCATGAGCAAAGAAACTAAAGACGTTATCACCCTGGTCGTTAAAGGTATTACGGTGCAATTCGCCCCGACATTAGTCGCCTATAACAAGTGCCTGAATGAGTCGGCACGCGATGAAAATATCGTCGGCGCGATCAGTACCTACCTGAAACGAATTGTTGTGCCGGAGTCTCGCGACAATCTGGCTGAGCTAATGCAATTCCCTGGTTTGGCGGCGCAAATCGCCAAAAAAGTGAATGAGATTTACGCCCCAGACGCTGATATCGAAGTAAAGGAATAACCGCGCTTATTCAAGCGATTAAGGATAACCCGCTTGAACAATATATGACGCTCCGGCGTCATTACCTCCCACAAGAAGGTGATGACGCCATGAGCCTGGCGCGCGCGGCCTGGCTAGCTGAATATTTCCACGAAAGCACCACCAACAGCACCGCCATCGGCATCTGCAAAGCCTTTAACGGCGAATAGGGAAAACCATGAAAGAACTGTCTTTTCTGTTGAGTCTTAAAAACAATCTGAGCGCCCCGCTCGGCAAGGCGCAACAGTCTGTCGAACAGTTCGCCAAACAATCACAGCGGGCCTTTAAACAAATTGCGGTCGGGGCGTTGGGGTTATGGGGTGTTGTGCAGGGCGTTAAGTCTCTTCTAGCCCCTGCGTATGAGGTTCAAAAGACCTTAGATGAGCTATCGACTCGCAACGTCAGCACGCAAGCATTAGATAACATGTTCAAAGCGGCGCAGACATTTAGCACCGCTTACGGGAAGAATGCCGCCGACTTTATTAGCTCGGCAACGATTATCAAAAGTACCATTGCCGGCATCACCGACAATGAATTGCCACGCTATACCACCGCCATTAACACCTTGGCCGTCGCCACCAAAGGCAGCGCCGAAGGTGCCGCCAATTACATGGCCGACATGGCGAATAACTTCCGTACCACCGCCAGCGAGATGGGCAATATTCCTTTTGCTGAAATGATGGCGTCAAAAGGCGCATACATGGTGCAGAACTTTGGCGCGAATCTTGACGAGATTCGGGAAATGGTCAAATCCAGCAAAGGCACCGGCCTACAAATGGGGGCGGGCATGGATGAACAGCTTGCCGTCATGGGGATGCTGAAACAGACCAAAGGCACCGAGGCCGGCGGGATTTATGACGCATTCCTGAAAAGCGCGATCGAGGGCGGTAAGCAATTGGGCCTGAGCTTTACTGACGCTAAAGGCGAAATGCTGGAATTTCCTGACATTCTGCAAAAACTACAAAATAAATTCGGAAATACCATTGAGGGCAATGTTAAGACGCAAGCCGCATTAAACAAAGCCTTTGGCGATGGCGCTCAGGCATTAACCGCCACTTGGGGCCAAGCCGATAAATTGCGCCAACATATGCGGGATATGGGGAACACCCAGGGATTAGATCATGCGGTAGCAATGGCGAAAAAAATGGCCGACATGTGGGAGCGTGTTGATCAGGTCTGGAAACGTATTCGAATTGCGGTGGGTATGCAGTTGATACCGGCCATTTCCCCTCTGGCTGATTATGCGATAAACGCCGGGACGCAGTTTGCTAAATGGCTGGACATGTTCCCCAATATTGCCCGCTGGATCGGCTATATCACTCTGGCAACGTTGGGCGTTGCCGCCGCCGGTGCAGTTGCCAATATCGTGATGGGGGTATCTAAATTTATCTGGCTGGGGTTAACCGGCATTTGGGCGGTTGCCACATTCACCGTTCGCGGCTTGATGTGGGCGATTAATCTCAAGGCCCGCGCCATTCAGTTAGCCACCCTTACCACGGTGATTTATAACGGCGCGATGAAATTTTTACGCGTCACGCTTTTAGCCGTTCGCATGATGCTGATAAGTAGCACCGTGGCGATGCGGGCCTACGGTATCGCCACGATGTTAGCCGGCGCAGGTATGCAGTTATTGACCAGCCCTATCACGCTAATCATTGGTGGCCTTATCGCGCTGGCGGCGGGGGTTTGGTATGTCATTTCCCATTGGGATCAACTGAAAACTGCCTTGCTGGACAGCGCCGCCTTTAAATGGGTAATGGAAATCGCCGGCCAAGTTGGGGACATGTTCGCCGGCGTGTGGGCGTCTATTACCCTAGGCTGGCAAATGGTTGTGGCGTACTTTGGCGGCTTGTCGCCGGTCGCCGCATTTAATGACTTTGCTGACGCCATCGGCAATGTCTTTAGCAAGCTGTGGGACTACTTAACCGAGTCTTTTGGCGCGACTTACAACTGGATTGTCACCAAGTTAAATAAAATCCCAGGGGTAAGCATCGACCTTAAGCCCATCGGACAAGGTGAGAGCGGCGCAGCCGCGCCCGCATCATTACCCGCGCCGGCCGGACTGGTCGCGCCCGTCATGAATAAGGGCGGGATAGCAAAAGCCTTGACCACCACTAACAACAGCCAGACCAACAGTACCCGCATGGGTAACACCATTCATGAGATGAATATCATTGCGCCGAACAATGCCACTTTCGACAGCATCATGGAATCAAGGGAGCTTGCCGCCGGATGAGTGAACGCCTGTACATCGACCTGCTAATAACGGACGGCGATTTTACGCTGTCGTCCGGCAATGAACCGCTTTTGTGCGCCGACCGCATCAGCATTGCGCAGGATTGCGTTCATCGGATCATCGAATCCGGCCTCGTCAAATTGCTCATTGCCGAACGCAGCCCGATTTTGCGCGCTGATATCCTGTTGCAAATGGAATTGTTGACTGAAACCGATAACCGGATTGTGCCGGGGACTATCGTCATTACTGATGATAGCCAAGGAAATTATTTTATTACTGCTGATACCTACGATTTCGGCCCACTTTCGACGAGGGGATGAAGATGAATAACCGCCCGAATCCCGACTATAAGGCCATTCTTGCCGATCAGGGGATGCCGACGACGGAAACCCAAATCAACGCTGAATTTGAAAAAATAGTTGATGATGAGAAATTAGTCACAAACACCTCGAATATGTCGCCGTTCTGGCGGCTTATCAAGGCGATAGTGACCGCGCCGGCGCTGTGGCTGGTCAATGCACTATCCAGCACCGTGATGGCGAATATGTTTCTTGCCACTGCCAGCGGGACTTTTGTTGATCTGTTTGCCTGGGCGGTCAATTTATCCCGCAAAGAGGCCAGCACCGCACAGGGCGTGATCCGCTTTACCAAAGATAGCGTTAGCGCTGAAATTACCGTCCCCGCCGGTAGCGTTATTCAGACCGAGCGCATTAACGGCACCATTTATAAATTAGTGACCATTGTTGATGTGGTCATTTCTGCCGGCGTCAGCGGGGCGTTGATTGCGGTCAAAGCTGAAACAGCCGGCAGCGGTCACAACTTAGCACCGGGATATTTCCGTATTTTGCCCGTGGCAATCAATGGGATTGCGAGTGCCGTCAATGAGGATAATTGGCTAACCACCCCCGGCGCAGGAACGGAGGAAGATGACGAGTTACGCGATCGGGTGCGCAATCAATTTAACTTGCCCGGTCAATACCATATTGATGCGGTTTACCGCGGCTTAATTGCCGGCATTGCCGGCTTGACCACTGACCGGATTTTTTTCTTGCACGATGCCCCGCGCGGGCCGGGTACGGCGAACGTTTATTTGTTGCTGGATTCTGGCATCGCCAGCCAGCCGTTTATCGATACGGTCAATGATTATGTGATGAGCCAGGGCAACCACGGCCACGGTGACGATGTGTTGTGCTTGCCACTCCCGGAAACCACTCACGACTTCACGGTGACGCTTCATTTTTTTGATGGCAGCAATTTAGAAGATGAACGCCGAACCGCCCTACTTGCCAATATCCGCAATCTGATCGGCTGCGCATTTCGTGAAAATACCGATTACAACGTCCAAAAGACTTGGCCGCACAGCCGATTTTCCATGTCGCGCTTGGGTGAAGAGTTGCACGATAACTTTGCTGAAATTGAGTCAATCGCCTTTTCGACCGGTGACATTATCAGTGGGCTTTCGGTGCCCCGCCTGGGCGCGCTGACGCTGGAGAATGCTGATGGATAAGCTACCGCAATTTAACTTGCCGGTATGGATGAACAAAGGCGAGCCGGTGAAATTAATGCGCGCCTGCCGGGCATTTTGGCAACAGGTTTACAGCTGGATCAAATGGCCGCTAAACCAAACCGACCCACTAACCTGTGTCGTGCCGTTGCTCAATGTGTTGGCTTATCAACGTGACGTGACCCGCTTCCCTGGCGAACCGCTGGCACTGTTTCGTAAGCGGGTACATTTCGCCTTTATCAACGCCAAAGACGCGGGGTCAGTGGCCGGATTTATTGCCATATTCGCGCGCCTGGGCGTGGGCTATGTCGAACTGCTAGAGCGTCAACCGGATATCGATTGGGATGTGATAACGGTACGGGTGACGGATAGCCAACTGGCTGAAAACAGTGAATTATTGATGAATATTATTCGTCAATATGGCCGAACTTGTCGCCGCTACCGTTACGAAATTATCACCCCCGTTGATATGCATATCCGCGCCGGCCATGTGGGGTGTGAATATATTTGTTACAGCGCCAGCACCGTATCAAATGAAGTGACAACCGCCTTTGGTGCGTCGCTGATGGAGAAAGAATAATGTCACAAACTGCGATTACTTTTGCTTTCGAGCAGTGGAAAGCCCAAGAAGCCGCCACAGGCCAATTTGTGGTACTGGATGAGTTTGTCCTCGCCTATGTGCCAGGTCTGGATCATACCGTACCGATTGACCGCGCCGAGACATTGCCGCCGGCGGCACAAATTGTTCACCGCCAGAGCGTCAATAAAATTGGCGTGGTCAATGACAATGCGGTGGTGTATTCCGTCACGATGGGAACCGAAGTCGGCGATTTTGATTTCAACTGGATAGGGTTAGTCAATAAGGCCAGCGGAACGGTGGCGATGATTGTTCACGCACCGACTCAGCGTAAAGTCGCCAACGTGACCGGCCAACAAGGTAACGTCCTGACACGTTCATTCTTAATGGAGTACAACGGCGCGGCTACCGCTACCGGCATCACCACCCCTGCGGAGACTTGGCAAATTGATTTCACCGCCAGGCTGATGGGGATTGATGAGATGCAGCGGCTCATTAATTTTGATAATTACGGCGCCGGCGCATTTTTTGGCACGGGTTATCTTGTGGCTAAAACGGGCGCGCAATTCTTTGTGACGAAAGGCACTGGCTATGTCGGCGGTATTCGGGCCGATTTGCCCGCTAATCGCAATATCACCGTGCCGGCCACCGCGACAAAAGTGTGGGCCGACGTCAGCTTGCAGGGAAATATTACCAGCCGGTGGGAAGCGGTGATAAAAATCACCGTTGCGCCAACGCTTGAAAATTACAGTCAAAACGGTTTTATGCACTATGTCTTTGCAGTCGCCAGCATTGACGCAGCGGGGAATATTACCGATTTACGCCCTAAAGGCTCACTGTCTGACGACGCGCTGGCAAAGCATGAGCAATCCAGAAACCACCCTGATGGCACACTGCTTTATAAAGGCTTTGTTCAGCTTAGTAGCGCAACGAACAGCGACAGCGAAACACTCGCCGCAACGCCCAAAGCCGTTAAAAATGCAGCCTTAGCGATTACGAATAATCTTGGGGATATGGGTATCGGCTTGCCAACGCAAGCCACGATATCCAATTTCGATTGGCAGAACTTCATATTCACATCAGGCGGAAATTATCAGACCAACTACACGTCATGGCTAAATCCCCCGTTGGGGCTGGATTATGTTGTCGGTACGGGGGTTTGTATCTTAGTTGACTTTATCACAGCAAACGCAACCCGAATTGGTTTAACGGTCATACCCAACACCGCATCGCAAACGAATTACCGTGTTTATAAAGTGCTGGCGGTGGGTAATCCGGGATCGCGTGTATTCACTATCTGGCAAGAATGGAACGCCGCCATTCCGGTGCCGGTCATCGGCGGCGGGACAGGGGGAAATACTCCCGCCACTGGTCGCGCAGGTCTTGAGCTGGGTAATTCAGCCGTGCGCAACATTGGCACGACGGCCGGCACTGTGGCGGCGGGCGATGATACCCGCATTGTGAATGCCATCAGCATTAAAGATACAAATATCCAGTTACCCGGCAATCTTGGCGTAAAGAATCTTGAGGTTTACCCCATGCCAGGCAGTGCCGAGGGTGCGCAAATCGATTTATTCGATAAAGACGGCGTGCGCGTTGCTTTTATTGATATCGATTCAAGCGGGAATACACGCGTAGTCTCTGTTCCGGGCGGCGTGGCTCTTGTCATCAATAAGACCACTGGCGATGTCTCAATCCCGAAAGTATTAAACGTCACGGGTAATATCACATCAGGTGCCAATGTTCGCGCGGGCAACGGCGCGGCGTGGCTAGCCGCTGACGGGAATGTCTACGGCACTGTATGGGGCGGGTATTTATCGACGTATATCGGGAATATTAGTAATACCGCTCAATCCTACGGTGTAGTTGCACTGGCTCGCGGTGCGTCTATATCAGTCACATCGACATTGGACGCCCCTGCCGGGACATATTTGACGTTAGCGTATGCGAACTTAAGTTCTAGAGTGCGCCCGCTGCTTATGCAGCGCCCTAGCGGGGCATGGGTGCAAATGGGTGGAGACATTGGTTAATGAAATCATTACAGCATTATAAAAATTTCACCATTTCAACGCAGGAATACGACCCTGAATTACGGGGCGTGGTGATTTATCACGTTGATGAAGAGGGGCGGGACTGGTACGAACTGCAAAAGACATTTCGCGAAGATACATTCAAAGTCGGCTATAACGCACAGGGATATGTTTGCACTGTCTCAGAGCATGTCTACGCCATCGCCCCAACGGGGCTATCCATTGTCGAAGTGGAATCACTCCCCGATAATTTTGTGCTGGAGTGGGCCGCATATGAATATCTCAATGGCGAAGTCGTCATGCGCATCCCCTCAGATGAGGAAATCGCTGCGGCGGCTGATGAGCAACGTAAAAAGTTGATGAGTGATATTTCTGTAGAGCTTGCCACGTTAGAAGATATCGAGCAAAGCGGGACAGGCACAGAGCAGGAACTTAGCCGATTGGCGGCGTTGAAACAGTACCGCATTGCATTAATGCGTCTCGACATTAACCAGCCTTGGCCGGTATTGCCGGTATGACGTGGCACAAATCGGTATTACGCATCCCCGCCAATTTGGCCCCGGTCAATTGCTCGACCGTGGCCGCGCATCCTTGGGCGTTCGGAGTCGGTCAAACAGAACAATCAGGCTCGTTCTTGAGTCCCACTAATGCGATTAATGCGCTAGCTAACCGACTGGCCGGCGCAGACAGCCATCAGGATGTCGTGATATTGCTTATCACCGCCAAAACCTTGGCCGAGTTTATCGCTTTGCTGACCGCCGCCGCCGAGGTGTTCCCCATTCCAGCATTAACGCAAGTTCAACGCCGAGCTAAAGCCGACTTGAGTTTAGATGTCAGCAAGATGCAAATCCCCACGCGCCCCGGTGGATTGCCTGCCGCCGCGCCGCTTTCAGTTACGACTACACGCCAGGCATCCGGCGCGCAAGCCTTGCAAAAAGCGATCAATGATACCGCCGCCGGCAGCAGTAGCGAGGCTATCGGGAATGCTTTGACCGCATTCAGTCAGCAACGCGCCGCGCTACTGGCAGAGGCAAACAATAGCTTGGAACAATTGCAAGGGGCCAGCGTGCCGGTTTGGTCGATATCCGTTGAGGGCAATACGCAAACGGCGATCGCAGAGATGAAGAAAGACATCCCTGACAGCCAGGCCATTTTTAGCCTGGCGATCATGTTTGTGGGCGCTGATTTAGCCCCACTGCGCGCAATGGTGATCAATCATGAGTAATGTTGTTACGCTGGCCCTTGATGGGGAAGCCATTTTATTAAGTAATATTTTAATTACGCTTTCTATGTCCATTCAGGATAAAGACCAAAGCGGCCAAGCCAGCAGTACGAGCAAATCAGAGCAAGGCACGAAGGGTAAAGAATTGCGCGTTTCCGGACTCATTCCCTACACCAACGCCGCAATGCTGACGCGGATTTATAGCCTGGCCGAAGCCAAGAATAGCGACGGCAGCAAAAAACGCTACCGCGTCGCCCATTCACTGGCTCAGGCGGTTAAGTTTCGCGAAGCGACATTCACTACCGGCGTAGATGCGGCCGAACAAACCAACTCTATGTCGTGGCTGATTAATTTTACCCTGGCTGAATATTCCAGCGTGGCCGAACGTAAAGCCCAGCAAGCCAGCCAGGGCGGTAAAAATGCCACCATCCAAACGGCGGGCGGCACGGCGACCGCATCAGATAGCGAGACAGCAGAGTCTCGTTCCTGGTTTGAAAATGTGCTGCAAAAAGTGGATAACGCTATCGGCCCAGCCGGGGGGAGCTCATGAAATCCGTTGTCACATTGCGCATCGGTGATGATGAAGTCGCCGCAAATAATATAAACCTTTCGCTCTCACTCAATGGGTGCGGCCTGGGTTTTATCACCGCATTAACTGACCAGGATTGTACCGGTAAATTGGTGCGGTTGGATTTGGGCTATAACGCTTCGATTTACCGTTGGTTAACCGGATTTGTGGAGCGCAGCGCGCCGGCTGAAAATGGCGCGCTGCGGTTAATGGTGCGGGAGTTGGTCGGCGTGTTCGAGCGTTCGTGGCCGTGCTCACTGCAACATCCCACTTTGCGCGATGTAACCGACGCGCTCGGCAAAGCGACGGGTATGCGTTTTGTGTTGCCGGAAAACGCCGCTTACACCGATACCCCCATCCCCCATTTTCAGCATAATGGCAGCGGCAACCAGCTTTTACTTAACCTCGGCCGCGCATTTAGCATACCGGATTATGTTTGGTATCAATTATCTGATGGCACGGTCTATGTCGGCAGTTATGCCGATTCTCGTTTTGCACAAACGCCGGTCGATATTCCGCAAGAATTCGCCCAGGGCGGCGGCGGCGGGAATAGCCTGACGCTGCCACTGATTCCGGCCATCCGACCGGGCGTGATAGTCAACGGCCGGCGCATCACAAAAGTAGATGTGAGCGACGACTCGATGACATTGCACTGGACGCCATTAAACAGCCAAGGCCAGCCGGCGCAGAAATCCCCGGAACAGCGACAGATTGAAAAACTTTATCCAGAATTGGGGGCGGGCTTACATTTGCCACGCCGTGCGCGGGTGATGAGTCCGACCGATGCCGCCGAATTGGGCGACCCGTCCGACCCCTTCCGGCCACGTTATGCCGTCAATGTGCAATTGCTGGACGAGAACGGCAACGCCGCCGCCGGCGCGCAAGAATATAACGCGGTGCCGCTTCCAATTCCGATGGCCGGCAGTGAGGGCGGCATGTTCCAATTCCCGCCAGAGGGAACGCTGGTCGAAATCGGTTTTGCTGATGGCCGGCCCGACAAGCCGATGATAAGGCAAATCCTGTCTGAGGGTTTATCACTGCCAGCAGTCAAGCCAGGGGAGCAATTGCAACAACAGCGCGCCGGCGTCAGTCAGCGCGTAACGGTCGAGGGGAGTTGGCAGCGCGATACCGACCAAGCGATCGAAGAAACCAGCAGCCGCCGCAGCGTGACCAGTGACGAGGAAAGCCGCACCACCACAACACGCAACACCACGGTTAAAGCTAATGACAGTACCACGGTACTAGGGACTAAAACCCTGATGGCCGGCCAAGTCGTGCAACTTGCCGAGGGTGATTACTCGATAGGCACATCGGCCAATATGATCACGAAAGTGGGTAAAGACAGAAATGACGATGTTGGCCAGAGCCAAAATATCAAGATTGGTCAGAACCAGACAACCGACGTTGGCGGCAAACTCACGGAGAAAATCGCCGGCATTCGCCGCAGTGCAGCCGCCGCCCAAGAACTCATCGCGCCATCGGTGCGCCTGGGGACAGATGAAATCAATGTGCTGACGTTGCTAACCGACACGCTGGACGTGATCCAAACTCTCGCACAGCAGACAGCCGCACACACCCACACCAACACCGGTGGCCCACTGAATGCCGGCGATTTCAACGCGACAGCCCAACGCACACAAGCCCTTACCACCAAATACGGCCCTTTCATCGCTTAACCTGCATCGAGCACAGACATAACCGTCTGTGCTTCAGCAATTACAAACCCGCCTGTAATGCCTCACAAGCAATTTTAGTCATATAACACGCCATCGCAACGCCAACTATTCGATCTCGTCACCTGCGCAAGCGGGCGAACTCCTGCCCCACATACGGAAGCACTCGCGGGACGAAATCGGCGCTACACCGCACCCGCCTGCACGATTTGGATCTTAAAAATTTTGCAAAAGTTTTGAGGGGCAAACAAACCCGCCAAGCCGCGCCGCCGCTGGGCTGTTGCTGCTCGAATGGTTTTGCACTCGTCGCCAACATTTGCAACAGTTTGCAAAATGTCGCGGCTATCGGTTTGCTAACCTTTTGGTTAACATCATGTTTTAAAAGGATCTCTTTTGGATTCCGTGACGATCAAATAAAAGTGCTGGGGTTATTTTTATAAAAGTTGAAAGTGCGGTGAAGTCAAGCGCCGCAAGGTTTGCGAGGGAATTGACAGTGAAAATATTTTTGCAATAACCCGCGCAAAAGATCACGCGTGGATCGCTATAGGATGTCGTGAAAGCGGGCAACTAACACCCCAGGGAAAACAGCCGCGTGTCAATTCCGTGATGATTTCGTGGACAAAACAAAGCCCCGCAAGCGGGGCTGATTCGTCAGGCCTCGGCCAACATGTGGTCACTGACTTTTATTAATCGTTAATATTCATAGTGTTAAATTAATAACGCTGACATCAACAGGTGTCACCTCATCTCCTACGTTAGCCAACACATCAGCAAATGGCAATTCAACTTGCTTCTCTGAGGAAGAAATAATTTCTTCCTCAGGTAATGATATCCACTGAAGCTCTCCGCTTAGCTGCTCAGCGACGCTCAGCGGAGAGCTTGCTAAATAGGCTCCTTGTTGAATCAACCAGTGCACTCCTTCACTGGCAGCACTCCCTAATGGCCCCGGTAAAGCAAAAACATCTCTTCCTTGCTCAATAGCATAACGTGCTGTAATCAAAGAGCCACTTTTCAGTGTCGCTTCAACAACGAGTACACCTAAACTTAACCCACTAATTATACGGTTCCTTTTAGGAAAATGCGCTGCAATCGGTAATGCCGTCGTAAAGAACTCAGAAACTAATGCCCCACCTTGCTGTTCTATCTCTTTCGCCAAATGGTTGTGTCGCCGTGGATAAATATTCTCTAACCCGCTCCCCAATACTGCAATGGTTTTTCCTTTTGCATTCAAAGCCGCTTGATGACAAATACCATCAATTCCCATTGCAAGACCGCTGGTGATGACTAATCCTGCTTGGGCCAGTTCTGAAGCAAAGTGACGGCCCCACTGCTCACCATAATGGCTAAAATGGCGACTTCCAACCATCGCGATTTGTGGGCGGTAGATAACCTCCAGATCGCCGGAAACAAAAAGTATTAAAGGTGCACTTGAGATATGAGCTAAGCGAGGTGGATAGCCAGGCTCGCCATAAGCCAACAAATGGTGGGAGGGATGATTTATCCAAGTCAATGCGGCCTCAATATAGTGGGGATCGACTTGATAAAATTGCTGACATTGTAGTGGGTTTAGCCCGTAAGCAACTAATCTGCTGGGATGAATATCACCACTCGCAAGTAACCGCTTTGCCAAACTACTCCTTTTTGCTACACCAAATCCCTTAACTTTGCTCATCCTGAGCCATAATTCTGCTGGTAACAT